CGGCGGGTGGACACTGGTCCATGTCCCGGGTCTGGACCGGCACACTGGCGAGAAGACGGCGCTGAAGGAATACATAGCTGCCGGCGGCTGCTGGCCCGGAGCGTACCTCCACGTATGGGAGCAGCATCCGCAGGTGGAGAACCTGATGCGGCAGGGGTTCGCCGAAGCGGTAGCCCGCACAATTGATGACACGTTGGACCTTGCCGCCACTGTCCACGACCTCTGCGACGCGCCGCCCATCCCGTGGGTGGACTGGAGGGAAGTCAAGCCACACCGGATGCTGCACATGAGCAAACCGGCGTTCCGGGAAATCTCTAAAAAGCACTGGGGAGCCGCAGATGCGGAGTGCTGGGACAGATACCGGCGTCAGCTCCCCAGTGCTGACGCCATGGACTTCGAATACTGCCGTCAGCGTATCGGCAGCAAGGCCGTAGGGCAGCTCCTGGAGATGGTGGCCGCCGGATGGGAAGATTTGCTCCCCCTGCCTGTGGTCCGGTATCTGGAGAGACGGGGAGCCGTTAAAGATGGTGTACAGATGCTGATCGACTACCGCAAGATGCTGCGGGACGCGGAGATGGCGGAAACGGAAGAGACACTTTGGCCGCGCGATTTGCTGGCCGCCCATGAGCGGATCACCCAATTCTGGGCCGACCATTTCAAGGCATCGTATCAGCTGGGATTCACCAGCACATTCATCCGGTTTCGGGAGCTGGAATGGACGGACGGAGATCTGTGCATCGTCCTTCCCCGTGTGGAGGAGGACCTGGTCTCCGAAGGAAAGGTCCTGCGGCACTGTGTCGGCACCTACGGCAGTGCACACTGTTCTGGGGAACCTGTGTTTTTCGTGCGGCACCGCCGCAGGCCGGAGCGGAGCTATTATACCCTGCAGATCAATATGAACGGGACGATCCCAAAGGAAATCCAGCTCCACGGATACGGCAATGAGCGCCACGGAGACCGCAAGCAGTATGCCCACAAAATCCCGCGGAAGGTCCGGGAGTTCTGCGACCGCTGGGAGCGGGAGGTCCTGACACCCTGGTTTGCGGCACAACGTACAGGGGCAGAGCGGCCAGCCAAGAAAAAACAAAAAGCAGGGAGGATCGCCTGATGCGGATCATCAAAACCGGAGACCCCTGTCCGCTCTGCGGCCGCCCGGTGACCGCAGAGGACCGGGAAACGTTGGACCAGTTGACGGCCATTGCGCAGATGCTGGATCGCCTTGGCATTGACATCGCTGCGGATGCGGCGGGGAACGGAGCAGAATATGAGTGAACAGCTGAGCAGGAAAATGGAGTGCCCGATTTGCAAAAAGAAGGCGGTGTTTGTAGGTGTCCACGATGACGAGGGCAATTATCACGGACTGATGGGATGCGAATATGAAAACGCTCCATGGAGCGGACTGTCGTATGCCTTACATCACGAGGGATGGGGAGACTGCCCACTATGCACTGATGACGCAGAAAGCACAATGGGCGGGATGCTATTTGATACAGCCGAAGAAGCAATCTCCGCCCTGTCCCCGCCGAACGAGTGGGTAAATCGAGTGAGAGAGCTTGATGAGCTTTACACAAAGCTCCAGATCATAACAGGCTTTACAGTGGAGCAACTGCTAGAAATGTTCGCCGCCGGATACACGCTAGAAAAGCCGGATTACTCAAAATCATTTGAAGAGATGGCGAGTTTGGCCGAAACCACCCCGCCGAACGAGTGGGTAAGCGTGGAGGAGAGGTTGCCAACGGACGAGCGGCCGGTTTTAGCGTTTATCGGGTACGCTGACACCATGAATGGATTTATCACCACATCCTATTACTTTCGCTTTGATCCAGATCCGCATTGGCTGGGGGAGGGATTGATTCCGGTTGGGCTGAAAACACTTTTCTGGATGCCCCTCCCAGCTCCGCCGGGAAAGGAGGGGTGAGAATGGACATTGAAAAGCTGATTGAGAGCGCGGAACACTGCGATTTAGGTGACTGTGCTAACTGTCCAAGTTGTGACCGTGTCTGCTGCAAAGAGCGGACCATGGGGGAGTTGGCACGAGAGGTCAAGCGACTCCAAGCCGAAAACGAGAAGCTGCGGGACGAGCTGAAGGCGGTAAGAGAGGAGGCGCAGCAGTTTGCGGGGAGATGATCAGTCCTTGTGGTATTGTGTACGCCAGCGGGCAGGCCCGCTAGTTAAAGAGTGCAGGGCGCTGCGGCCACGGCTGAGCCGGTACGACTCCCGAGAAGACCGGCGGGACAAGAATGAGATCGTCCGGTCCAAGCACACCGCAGTGTGCAGGACTCAGGTGGATCGGTTGGAGCTGCGGCTGGCGGAGTTTGGCTTTCGGGGCAGCCATTATACGATGACCTGTGACGACTTCCACCTGCCGGACAGATATGATGGGATGCGAAAGATGTTCCGGGCAGCCCGGACGCGGATGCAACGATGGCACGGCGGGCCATTCGACTGGATCGGCTGCATCGAGGGCAAGCACGGGGACCACCGGTTCCACGTACACTTAGTGCTGCGGGACGAGGACTTCTCCCCGGCAGAGGTGCGGCACCTGTGGACGGCTGGCGACGTGGATGACGAGCCGGTCCTGATGCGGGAGGGCGGCTACCGGCGGCTGGCCAAGTATTTCAACAAGGAGCGGCCGGACGGATTTGTGATACCGCTGGGCAAGCACCCGTGGAGTTGCAGCCGGGGACTGAAGGCACAGCTCCCGGAGCCGGAACGGTGGCGGGATGATAGCGGGCTGATTGAGGTTCCAGACAATGTGATTTGGTGCCGGAAGGGTGCCCATGAGAATGACTTCGGGGCGTACTACTACGCTAGCTATATCCTGCCGGACGGGCCGCAGTTTGGAGGACGGTTCTTTATTTAGAATCTGTCGCGCGCGTGCGCGCGATCAATCTTGAAATCTAGTGGAACAATAGACACACGGAGCTGAATAATTAGAATAAATGCGAGAGAACTCGACAAGAGTTTTCCCGCATTTATTTTTTTGTCAAAAAGCCAGCAGAAAAGGAGGCGGGCAGGTTGAGTAAAAGACATCTCATGCTGAAAGACCGCATGGAACTTGAAAGATTGTATGGAATAGGGTTCGGTGCGGCGGAGATCGCAACGAAGCTGAAAGTCCATCGCTCCACTGTGTACAACGAGTTGAAGCGCGGAGACACCGGAGAGATGGACGAAAATGGGCGGTTTGGGTATAGCGCGGAGCTGGCGCAGCAGAGACTTCTTGAAAATTACCGCCAGAGAAGAACGGCGAGAGCCTGACCAGGGAGAGGGGTACATATATGAAAGCCGCATACTGCGAAATCAAACGGGGCCGGAACTGCGTGACGGTCAATTACTATTCTAAGGAGGGATACGGCCTGGAGCTGGGCTGCCGCAAGCTGGAGCGGGAGCGCCGGGAGGCGTATGCGGCAAAGCGGCGCAGGCTGAACAGAATTAGGGAGAACATCGGGGCGGGCGTTGGTATGCTGGGATTTCTGCTGCTTCTCTGTGCGGGAGGAACTGAGGAAATTTCCACGATTATCATGACCGGGGCCGCCGGGCTGGTGTTGATGGTGCTGGGCGGCTGGCTGGGCCATGCGTTCTACGGCCAGGAGGAAAATGCAGAGTGGCTGCGCCGGATGCGGGAACGGGGAGAAGTGGAATGACCGAGGAACGAGAGGCCATCCACCGGCGGGCAATCGAAAGAGAGCGGGAAAACCGCTGGAACGCAAAAGGCCGGGCCTGTGTCACCCATCCTAAGTACGGTTCTGTGGTGGTGCCGCACAGCTCCAACCTCGCGGCCTTGATGAATGCGGCGGAATACTGGGACTGCGACTGGTCGGAGATCACCGGCGCGTCGGTCATGGTGGCAAAACCAGGAGACGGCCCGGCAGTGAAACCGAAAGAGTTTTGCAACCTGGTTGCAAGTGATTTGAGATGATCGGAGGAACTGAATATGAAAGTGAGAATTAACGCCCATGGAAACGCCTTGCCGGAGGCTCACGGAGAATGGATTGACCTTTGCACAGCAGAGGACACCACACTGAGCTTTCTGGAGTACAAGATCGTTTCCCTGGGCATTTCTATTGAAATTCCGGCGGGCTACTATGCCCATATCGTGCCGAGGTCGTCCACATTCGGGAAGTGGGGCATCCTTCTTGCCAACAGCATGGGTGTGATCGAGAACGATTACTGCGGCGACGGGGATGTGTGGGGCTTCCCGGCGGTGTGCCTGCGCAAGGACGGGACAACCATTCCAAAGGGAACACGCATTTGTCAGTTCCGGCTTGTGGAGAAAGCGCCGCCTGTTGAGTTTGTGCAGGTGGAGAGCCTGGGAAACGAAAACCGGGGCGGATACGGAAGCACCGGAGAGCGGGCGGGTATGACCGAGAGCAGACAGCCGCAGGAAATGCCGGGCCAGAGAATGAGCCGGGTCGAGCGGATGTTTGGGAGCCGTGATAGCTGGGCTACACCGGCGGCGGACGATGGACAGGGGCCGTATAAGGGGTTCTTGCTGATCGAGTGCGAGGAGTGCGGAGCAGTCAAAGCGTTCTGCGCAAAGCGAGAGACCTACGCCTTTAAGTGTTCCTGTGGGCATGAAACCCCGCTGGAAAATCTGCGCCCGCTGTTCATGCACTGCAAATGCGGAAAGAGCTTCCGATACAAAACCAATGTCACGGCACAGACCATCACCCACACCTGCCTGAATTGCAAGGCACCGGTGGACATGGAGCTGAACAGCAAAGGTAACGCGTATGTGACTGTTGGAGTGAGAAAGGGGCAAGCATGAAAAAGTTTTTTGAAATCTTGTCTGCTGCGTTGTTCTTAGCGGTGACGGTAACTTGGGCCGCAGCCCTTATTCTGGCCGGGCCTGCACTGCTGAAACTCTGTATTCTGTACCTGTTTGGATAAGGAGGGGCAGACATGAAGCTGTCAAAGTATGTGAAGCTGGTCAAGGGCGGCGGATATTGCATGGTCGCCCATGTGGAAGATAGCGGGATTTGGCTGGGAACCAGATCGGCAATCTTCCGAGCAACCGAGCTGCCGGACATGGTGGGAGAAGAACAGGTGCGCACGGTTCTGGATATGCCGGAAAAGGCATGGGAGAAAGTTCATTTTGACGAGCGCTGGGAGGGCACAGTTAAAAGCATCTTTGGGATGAACCTTTCTGACTATGCGGACGGCGAGCAGGACACCGAAAAACTGAAAGTGATGGCAGCGCCGGATGGGCTTTGGTGCGATTGCCGCCGGAGCATGGATGATGGTGAGCTGATTTTTTACCGCGAGGCGATGCTCTCTCCCCTGGCGGAGCAGATCAAGGAAAGCGACTACATCAGGTACACGGTCAGAAAAATGGAGAGCGGCCAGCGGTATTTGGTGGTGCATGACGGGTTCGAGGTGCTGGCGGCGATCATGCCGGTGCGGATTGTGACCGAAAAGTATCTGGCAGACCTGTCGGAGTTTCAGGCGCTATGCACCGAGCAGTTTTACCGCGAGCGGGCGCGGGGTGAGTTTGCGGCCCAGGAGACCGAGGAGCCGGACGCGGAGCAGATCGGGATGGAGGATGCACCGGAAAATGAAAACTGAAACCGTGGAAGCTCGGGCAGTAAAGATTGCCGCGAAAATTATGCAGGCAGATGGACTTTGCCGTTACGATGATGTGGACAAGTGCCGCAGGGTATATGCGACTACGGAAATCTGCGAGCGGTGCATCCATTCATGGCTGCTGACCAAGGCGAAAGTGGAGCTAATCAGAGAGGGGAAAATGAAGCATGAATGTTGAAAGAGCACGGGAAATTCTCGACCCGGAACATCGGGAGAACTACGACGGCATGGAGGCTGTAAATGAGGCTTGCCGGATGGGGCGGGATGCGCTGGGGAAACTGGTGCCGCTGCGCCCCTATCCTGACGGCGATAAAAATATCATGGCCTGCCCCCGCTGCGGGAGCGGCGAATACCTGCACAATGAGGACGGGAATGAGCAGAACTTCTGCGGGCAGTGTGGGCAGGCTATCGAATGGAGATAAGCCATGAAGAATTTTGAGAAAAAGAGGGGCGGGAGCCAGCTCAATTTTCTTGACGAGATCATAGTGGACAACTTTGCGGGGGGCGGCGGGGCCTCCACAGGCATGGAGCTGGCAACAGGGCGTCCGGTGGCAATCGCCATCAACCATGACCCTGATGCAATCCTAATGCACCGGACAAACCACCCATACACGGAACACCTGCAAGCGAGCGTGTGGGATGTAGACCCGAGAGAGGTTTGCCGGGGCCGCCCTGTGGGGCTTGCGTGGTTCTCGCCGGACTGTAAGCACTTCTCCAAAGCCAAAGGCGCGGCGCTGGTAGACCGGAATATCCGGGGCCTTGCGTGGATTGTGCTGCGATGGGCCGGGACTGTCCGCCCGCGGGTGATTATCCTGAAAAATGTGGAGGAGTTCGTTACCTGGGGGCCTGTACGAAAAGGAAAACCGGTGAAGAAAAAAGCCGGACAGACCTTTCAAAAATGGAAGCGGCAGCTTCTGGAGCTGGGGTATCAGGTTGAACACCGGGAGATCGTTGCGGCAGACCTGGGAGCGCCGACCACAAGAAAACGCTTTGTGCTGGTTGCTCGCTGCGACGGGCGGCCTATCGTGTGGCCGGAACGGACGCATGGGCCGAGAGACAGCGAGGAGGTACGAGATGGGCGGCTGATGCCATGGAAAAGCGCCGCGGAGATCATCGACTGGAGCGTACCTTGCTACTCTGTATTTGCCAGTAAGCGGGAGCTGAAAGAAAAATATGGTGTGAACGCCGTCCGGCCACTGGCGGATAACACCATGCGGCGGGTTATCCGGGGCGTGGACAAGTTTACCATCCGAAGCGGTCACCCGTTCATCGTGGAGTGCAACCACGAAAGTGGAACGGCAGCGAATATCATGAGCATAGGGCAGACCGGCGGCGGAGATCGTGTCAGAGATGCCAGAGACCCTGCACCCACTGGGGTAACAAAACAAGAGGCGTGTGTTGTGGCGGCGAACATTATTCAGTACCACACAGAGCAGACGGAAAATGTTCGTGCAAACGGGCTGAGGATGCCGCTGCCGACGGTGGACGCCTCCAACCGGTACGGGCTGACCACGGCGCAGCTTGTGGAATATTTTGGGAATGGGCAGCCGATTGATGTGAGAAAGCCAATGCACACGGTAACGAGCCACGACCGGGAGGCGATAGTCTGCGCCCACATCTGCAAGTATTACGGAGGCGTGATAGGGGCGGAAGCGCAAGAGCCGCTGCCGACAGTGACGGCGGTTGACCACAATGCGGTAGCGGCGGCCCATATTGTTGAGTTCAAAGGGCGGGATATTGGGCAGGACGCAGATCGGCCACTGCGCACGATCACGGCATCCGCCGGGGAATTTGCAGACTGCCGGGCAGAGCTGATGGAGGCGGGAAGCCAAGACCTGATGCACTGGCCGGAAGTCCGCGACCTGCTCAACCGCCATTGTGGGTATGAGATGGCAGACGATGAAATCCTGCTGCTGGAGATCGGCGGAGGGCTTTACTTTATCGCGGACATCCTTCTGCGGATGCTGACGCCGCGGGAACTCTATAACGCCATGGGTTTTCCACCAGATTACATCATCGACCGGGATTACCTGGGCAACGAGTACGGGAAAACAAAGCAGGTGGCCCGGTGCGGGAACGCGGTATGCCCTCCCATGGCAACGGCCCTTGTACGGGCGAACCTGCCGGAGTGGTGTAGCCGGACGATCACGACCATGGAGGAGCTGGAAAAGGCTGTGACGGAATGACGAGAACTGCAACAATGGAGGCGATTTGATGGACTGCTATTACTGCAAAGCAAAGAAATACTGCATGGCAGCGGCGCAGCCGGGGTCGATGATGTGCTTGGTGAACCGTATGAGGTATGGAGGCACACACGCGGACGATGCGCCGCCCCGTCAGGTCGGGGGCTTTTGCCAGTATTGCGGTCAGCCGCTGCGAGAGATCGGGCGGGAACGGTTCTGCAACAATGTGAACTGCCGGAACCGGTATGTGAGCGTATGACGGGAGGCGGTTGTGGCATGAGCAAAAAGAATATGCGCCGTATCTCTATTCTGGTAACGGCACAGACGGCAAAGAACCTGGAACGGCTGGCGTCCATGTGCGGATACCGAGAAATCGGGATGGTCGTGGACAAGCTGACCAGAGAAAAAATGATCTCCCTGCATACGGACGCTCTGATGCCTGGGGAAAGAAAGGGGAAACAGATATGGGATACCGGTGTAACTGCCCGGAATATGAGGAGCGGCCCTGTGACAACCTGAACGAGGAATTGGAGTGCGAGGAGTGCCAGCATGGAAAGCCAGAGGAAAGCGAGGAACAGAAATGAATGAGAAAACAGTTTATACCTGCACAGACCAGGAGCATGACGCCTGGGTGTGCGGGAAGTGCGGATACATAGAGAACTTTGAGGCAGACGGCCCGGAGGAAAACGGGTGGCGCTTCTGCCCTGCCTGCGGGCGGGAAATCGTGATTGCGGATGAAACATCGGAGCTAACGGAAAAACAATGGGGCTGGATTTTGGGACGGTTCAGCCGTGCGGAGTAGACAAGGAGGCCGGGATATGGAAGGAAACGAGCTGTGTCCATTCGATAACGCCGACTGTATGTGCCAGTTTTGCGCGGAGCCGTGCAACAACGGGCTGA